TCTAAATTACAGAACACCCCGTGGAAAGCAGCAGAATCTATGGACATATTTAGTAAGCTAGCTACTAATGGGTATAAAGAGGTCTTGTATACATTAGCTGGTTATCAGGAGTTCAACCCAGAGACACGGATGAGAAAAGAGGTAGAGTCCCTTACTTCTCAAAATAGTGACAAGACTACTGCTATTGATGAAGTATTGCAGGCGTATGAAGATGGGCATTTGAAAAACTTCTACTTCTCATACGAGTTGCAAAAGCATCAACGTGTTATGATGCAGGGCCGTATTAATCCACAGAATAGTAAAGTTACTAGATTCTTACTTAGCTCTTGGGGAGCTGCAACATATACTGCTGCTAATATATGGAAATTCAAATTAGGAGTAGCACAGAACTTAGGAGTTAAAGTAGATAAAAAAGATTTTAAAACTGCTGCTCTTGAGTTCGATAACATAATAAATGATCCTCTCATTCAAGAAGCTGTTAAAGCAATATCTGACTTAAATATAGCAACTAGTAAAGAAGACCAAAAAGGGCCATCTAAGAAACTAGCTGAGCTGCTACCACAAATACAGGGAAAATATAAAGTAGAGCACGGTACTTCCATTATAAATGCCCTAACTGGGTTATCTCAATACAAGCCAGGGAAGAAGTTTAAATCTGACTTGGTGATGGAAATTGATGGGATATCTAATGGTTGGGCTATGACTGTTCTCCAGTTCCCAATGTTTGATACTAATCTCGAACAGATCTTTGCTCAAGTGGGTATCTACTTTGGTGAGAATCCTAAGCATGACACAGGGCAGGAAGATGCATACCAGACTTTAGTTAAACATCTAAAGAGTTTTACTGATTCTGCTACTGCTTGGAAGTACTACACAGAAAGAAGTAATATCGATGCAGGTAATAAGAAAGATGCGGAATTATCTGAGGAACTTAAAGCGGAAGAGAAGAGTCATAAAGCCGCCTATCAGAGTAAAAGTGATGCACTAAACCAGCTCTATCCTGATTTAAAAAATGGAGACCTCCGTACTTTCGTGAAGTACCCCTTCTTGATCTACATGTACGGCGGAGGGATTGATGAGATCTCACAGGGAGTAGCTGGTGATATAGTTACATCTATTTATGCTCAGTTAGGTCAGATGCAACGAGAATACAATGAAATGAAGGGCAACACAGAGCTAAGTGAGTCATTAAAAGATGACTTAGAAGCCCGAAAGATTTTAGCTAGAACAGCTGAAGACTACATAACAGAAGTTGTAAGTCCTTACTTTAAAAATTTAAATGCCCTTAATATTGTTGATAACAGCATTAAACAAGCGTTTGTTAGCGAGACAACTAATATTTATGATATTTCATTAAATGATGAGGCACTGCAGAACAGTATTGCTGCAACACTTGCTCCTCGATTTAACTACGCTCTAGATGCAATGCTTGGCGCTACTAAAGATGCACGGAATGCAGTAACACAAATGGGAAGCATTCTGCATGCAGTATTTCAAGCGCACTATGACAAAGCTTATAACGAAGCACTTCAGCTCCGAGATTCAGACGGTAAAGTTGTTGGGAAACGGGGATCATTAACTAGATCAGAAATTAATAAACTTATTCTTGATGAGAATAATAAATTAATGGAAGTTTACCCAGCATACAGAGGGCCCTTAGCTGAGATAAATGAAAAGATTATAGATGGTGGAGTTGATCTAACTGAACGTATATATGACGTATCAACCAAGACAGACGATACTGTTGTTCAGGATTTTACTATAGACGGAAAGAACACTGATGTTACTTCCAGTCCAAGCAGCATAAAGTTTGCAGCCCCTGGAGTGAGTGCACTGATTCGTCAAATCATTAATATGGACTCTGTTCTGCTATCTCTCACACTAGATGCACACCCCGATTTACTAATGCTGCATGATGCATTCATGGGTACTCCGGAACAGCTAGTAGAAGTGGCAAAAGAATACAATGAGCACTATTTACGACTAGGTATGGAACACAGTGTTATTGAGGAAACCTACCAGCGAGTAATAGATGTCATAGAAACCGCCAAGAACAATAACCTAATGCCACAAGTGGAAACTTACTTGAAAAAAGAAGACAAGTTTGGTCGTGGTTATAGAGCAATGATGTTTCGAAGCAGTAAAGCCGAAACTCCAATTGAGCAAGATAAAAGTATCTTTGAAGTCGTAAAACGAGTTAGGGCAGCTAGAGCTAAACTGCAGAAGAAAATTAAAGATAATAAGGGTTTGATCTCTGCATTTCAGATGTACATGCCGACTGAAGAATTGATAGACACAGCTAAATCTTTTTATGAAAGTCTACTGGGTAAAGTTAGAGCTAATTTAGAAGAAGTAACTACTGTAACTAAAACACGGAAAAAAGTATTTTATACAGGGGCAGATATTGATGTATTAAACGATGGCATACTTACAGCTATAGCTAAACTAGGAGGGATAGCTAAGTTTAGCTCAGAGAAATCTGGTACTAGAAAATTACAATTTGGGGATTTTGGATTAGATAAAGATCCTACATATAGATCTGCTCCTTCTGGATTAGGGACTGGCTGGCCTGCATTTAGAGTTAATTCAGGGGGTACAGATGTTGATAATATGCGTACCCTTTTAGAAGGATACGGGTACTTAACAGATTCTAATAATACTGAGGAAATATTTGATAAAGTTAAAGAAGAAATAGCTAATCCTGAGAATAAACAAAAAACTACTGCAGGGATAGCAGCAGATGTTCAAAATACAGATTATGAAGCCGGGTTTGAACAGTACTATAGAGACCTAGAAGAAAATGGGCAATTAGATGAACTTAAATCATTAGAAGAACTGCCAGAAACTCAAGATACGCCCACAAATACAGATACAACTTTTTGGGAAGATTTGGATAGCTTTTTAGAGGGCTTAAATTCCGACCAACAAAATGCTATTGAAAATTTAGATCGCTTTGAAGGTACTTCTACAGTTATGGGGTATATTAATAACCCCGAAAGCCTTAAAAAAGAAATAGACAATACAGCTGTTGGCACTTCAGAGTCTGCAATGAACGAGGATAACGAATTTGATGAAAACGCGGTTATTGATGCAGGACGAGTAATTTTATACGATATTTTAATAAATAAATTTAAATCATTAGATGGACTTCCTACAAGTGATCCAAAAATTAAATTAGAATCTGCCCTCAATTTAGATACCATTAAGCAACTATTCTCCACAATGAAAACGGCCTCTGTTAATTACTACAATAGTAAAACAGACATGGATAACCATACTTCTGTATTAGAAAATGTATTAGATATTTTAGGTAAAGGACTGACAGAGACATCGAATCTCTCTTTAACACTTGAACAGATTGATGGTATTACCCAAGGTACTTATGAGACTGCTAGAAACAAAGTAACAGTCTCTGTTGCTAGACAAACTCCTCCATCGATTAATGGACAATCTCCTCAGGAAGTCTATGCGCATGAGTTAGTCCATGCTATGACCTGGCAAGCTATCAATGATAGCCCATTAGTCGCTGATAATATTGCGGCTCTATATCGCCAAGTAGAAGCAGATCTAAATACTAATCCTAAGTTTAAAGGACAACCTTGGAGAGTCTTCATTCCTGCAGGACGAACTAAAGCGTCTGCTAATGAAATTGCTACAGCCAAGCAGCAGTATAAATATCTATTCGATAATCCTAAACAGGAATCTCATAAATTACATGAGTTCTTGGCGTATGCCGTAACTAATAGGCAGATGGTAGAGTATCTGCAGACACAGCCCTCAGCACTACGTAAAGATTTCATTGGTAAATTTATGCGGGCTATAGAATTGGTAGTTAATATTTTCAAACGGGTATTTGGTAAAGCTTATTCCAGAAAAGCTGATCAGAATGGCTTTGAACAGATGTTAGCAGTAACTGAGCATCTGGTAGCCATTCAAAGTAAACACCAAAGTAAAGTTCAGCAGTTACAGTCTAAGACGTATAACTTCTTAGATGAGACTGATAAGAAATTAAAACAGTTTGCTTTTGAGAAGTCAGTAGAATTAATGAAGGTTGATTCAACTGTCGGCAAAGCTAGATTAGTAGTTGCCGGTACTGTTGCCTCAGCTGTACATACATTAAGTGATAATGCTACATCTAAGCGTTTAAGAAACCGGGTCAATCTAGTGTTAGGTAAAACATTACGTGGTGTAGCTAATGAAATTGGTGGAGGTGCATTATCTGAAAGTATGATTGAACAGCTACTTCACGCTAAAGTAAATGTATCTAAAGCTCGTCAAGAAGCAGAGCGGGCTAGTATTCACTGGTTTACTGGCCATAAAAAAGAAAACAGAGACGGTATTTGGAAATCAGTAGATCCAGAAGATAATCACTCTATGTCAGTAGAGTTAAAAGAAGCTCTAACTGATGTACTATTTAGAACTGATTTATCTAGTTTAATCGGGGCTGGCTTTAGTCATGCGGGTATTGCTGATTTAATTGGGGATACCACTGCTATTAACAATGCAGAAAAACAAATCAAAATAAGATTGAGACGGATTCAAAGTAAGGGGTTTAAGTCTGCCATTCGATACGCTGAAGAGCTTGGGTATCACATGGCTACAGGGAAAACTAAACTGCGTGAAGCACATATGAACGCACACACAATAGCTTTTGAGTACTTTGAAAATCCAACCACCGAGCAGATTAGTTTACTAGATGCGTACGCTACTTTAGAAGCTCTAAAAGAGATCGATCCAAATAAAGCTAGTGATGTAAAAGCATTAGCAGTTAATGAATTCCGTGCAGACATCAAACAAAACGGAATTATTGATATGATAGATAGTCATCTATTCTATAAAGAAGATTCTCTGAACGGGCTATTCAATGGCAATCCTACTCAAATGGTTAAAGGATATATTATTGAACGAGTAGATGATCTAACTAGTATGAAAGTAGGTACTGCTGCGGATGTAGAAAAGATGAAACGAGAAGGGTACTTCGAATCATATCCACTAGGTAAGGTTGATTCTAAACAGACCTACGATACTTTGTATATTAGTAGGCATATGCCGGAAGTTGCAGATGTATCTGGCATTCTCTCTACAACTAACCAACGTAATATGGGAACTACGTTGACTGAAATATTCATGAGAGATCCTGCATATCAAGTTAATGGTAAACCTGACTTTGTTTTAATTAAGCAGAAAGTTAAAACCTTTATAAAAGACCAAGGTAAGAAATCTAGTAATACATTTTTAAAGGAAGATAAATCTTTTAAATTGCGTCCTATTAGAGATGAAACTGGGCGTATTACTGACTACCGGGTAATGATGGATCATGCATCAAGAAAGAAAATAATCCGACCTGATCTGGAAATACAGAATGTATTTGCACATATGAATTCCTCACTGGTCGATAGGCAAGCTACGTTAGTGAATAACATAGCAACTATTGATCTTTTAGTAGATGAGCAACTAGATCTAATGGAATCCCATCCAAGAGAGTTTACAGATCTACTAGATCCTAAAGGTGCTTATATTGAACGGTACTACAAACTTCCTAAAGCTGTACGTGATTACATAACAGCTTATAGTACGAATGGAACGTTTATGGTTCGGGTAGATATTATTGATAAAGTTTTTGGATACAAAGCATTTGATATAACTCAATTGCAAGTATTAGCTAAGCATCCTCGAGTAAGATATGTGGCTGGATTAGCTCATTATATTATGCGGCAAATTGTTGGTTATGGGAAAGACCGTATAGTTATTGCAATGCCTAATGTAATTATTAATAATCTATTTTCAAATATTAGTCAGCTGTCGATGAGGAAGATTCCTATCTCGTATACTTTCTATAAAATTATAGAAGGTGTAAGTGAATATAAAAAATACCGTACAGCTACTGAACAACGACATAGATTGCAGCAATTAATTAATTCTAAAAATTTATCTAAAACTAGCACTGAGCAGCAGCAAGTGGATAGACTAACTGCGCAAATCCAAAATAATAAATTACATAAAATGAGTGAAGCTGGATTAAATTCTCTGATTGTAGAGGATGTTAATGATGCCCAAACAGATGGGTACTTTAATCGAATGCGCCGTATGCTTCGATTAGAATCATTTAAATATAAAGATTATACAGATAGGGTTCCTAAGAATGTAGGTACAGTAGCTAGTTGGTTATTTTTTACTAAGTCTAGTAAGCCTTATCAAGCATCTAGACATGTAGTTCAAATGACAGATTTCTTAGGTAGGTATGTGATGATTGAGCATGCTACTAAAGTCCACAACAAAGACTTTAAAACAGCAATGCATGAAGCTCTTAATGCGTTTGTATTATTTGATGAAGCACTCGTACCAGCTCTAGAAGCTGTAGATGCGATAGGAGCTACTTCTTTCTTATCTTATTTCTTAAGAAACCAGAGGGCTTCGAAACAATTAGCTGAAGCTAGCCCAACTTCAGTTGCATTATCTGCTGCAGTACAGCATCTTACTGGGATACCTACATTAGGTAATGTTAATGCATCTTGGCTTAGTGGGGACTTCTCTCCTAATACGTTACAATTTGATGACCTATTGGATGAAGCTAATAATGCAACCGGTATTGAAATTCTGGCTTGGTTTAAAGGATTGTTTAGCTAATGCTACCCATCTTCTAGGTCAGGATGGTGGCTTGACTCAGTATCTTTTCGCATCCCATCCTCATCAATCTTACGTTCAGTAAGATCCTTCTTAATACTGGCTGCAACAAAGCTTGCTGCAGCTAGCATAGGGATAGTCCACACCATCTTATCTGTCAGGAATGCCATTATATATGTAGGTACTAATACAATGAGCCCCTGTACTAGAGCTATTTTTATACTATGTAAATCCATTTTAACTGTCTTGAGTATTTGTGGATAATACTACTCTAATAATCACAAATAAGATGAATGCAACTACTACAAAAATAACAATAGGCAGTAACAATATACCCACTATGATAGTCAATGGAACCCCTATCAATCCTAGCACAGTATAAATTACACTCTGTAAAGTAATTGATGCTGTTTTTAATGTTGTCATGTGAACAGTGAGTTAGTGTTAAGTGGTTCTGCTTTAGGAATAGTAGCTTCTTCTTCGCCCTCAGGTATGCTCTCAGGTTCTTGATCTAACTTCTCTGATTCTAATTCTCTAGTAGCTGCCGCCATACCTTCAGCAGCTATATGATCTATATGTGCTTTTTTAATTGCAGCATCCTTAGCAGTACTTTCTGCTGCTTCTTCTAGTTGTACTTTAGCTTTAGCTTCACCTTTTTCTTCAGGAGTTAGTACTCTCCCATGCTTACGTTCTAATGTATGCAGAGCTCTTTCTTCTGCAGTACGGCGGTGACCAGATCTAGGACCAAACTCCCAAGCTATAGCTCTTTCTTTAGCACTATAATATCTACCACTTGTACTAGGCTGTACTTTTTGAACAGCTTCTGTCCATACTTTAGGTGTCTCTTCTTTTTCTTGTTTTTTCTTAAGTGCTTCTACTATGATAGATTCTATATCTATATCAATTTCTATTTTCATAACTTCTCCTCCTATTGGTTAATTCCATAGTAGGCAATACATATAGCATCAGATCTCCCATCTAGTAATCCTCCCTGCGGTCCGTGGATCACAGCTGATGGATATAGTGTCTGAGCTATCTGAGCAACTTGTTGTTTGATGGCTTTACCTTTAACGGTAATGCCTATGTATTTCTGCCATACTTTAGGTGTTACTGGGCAAGGTATGATGCCTTTAGTAGCTATCTGGGCGATAGCTATAACTATTCCTAGATTCCTTCCAAATCCAAAGTTAGATTTAGCTGACATCCCAAATAGGGAATGCACATCCTCTAACCATATTTTATCTACCTGTTGAGTATGCAACCACTGTGTAGCATCGTATATAGAGTGCTTCTTTAGATCTAACAGAGCAGTGTATGCTGGATCTTTTGAATCCAACACACACATAGCTCCACTAGCTCCAGGGTCTATTCCACACACTCTCATCAGGTAAACAGTGAACCTTGCCCATCAGTAGCCTGGACAGTAGGACTACCCATAATAGAGGCAGCTGAAGTACCTTTAGACTTAGTACTTTTATCAAGTACTGTGCCTTTATTCTTGGCAGACCAATTATCAAACATAGTAGCGTCTGAGCTACTAGTGATCTCTTCAGCAGTTTTACCTTCTGTATTGCCAAAGAATTTGCACTGATTAACAGTACGAGATTCACCTGTAGGCTCATACTGTCCATTAGCAGCTTTAGATACTTTATCTTCTACAACTTGATGTACAGCCACTTTAATAACTTTATTAAGTAGGCCAGTTAATATTGGGCGTTCAGAAGGTGCTTCTTTCCTTAGCTCAGGATTATAGACATTGATTGTCTTCTTCTCTATTGATTCCATGCACTTAGACAAGCTTTCACCTGTAGCTGCTACACACATAGAGTTAGCAATAGAGTATCCAGGAAGTGGGTAATCTACCTTATCTTTGGTGAAATAAGTCTTGTTACCCTTAGCCTTGCCAGATTTAATCCAGAAAGACTCTTTGAGCTCCTTGCCTGCAGAGTTTTCTAAGATAATATTACAACTTACTGCTTCAGATGCAGACTGGTTAAGATATACCATCTTAATAGTTGCATCGTATACTCCAGATTCCCATGCATATCCACCGCCTACACGTTCAATAGACTGTGTTTGCACATTTTTTGGAAGATCCCATTCACTCATAACTTGTATCCTTATGTTTTTAGTATGAGGGCCATCCACTGCCACGCGAATGTGCCTTAAGATGTTAACTATAGATGTAGAGAGCGACTCAATTATCTATAGAACCCTCAAAATGTAAGAGCAGAATTGCTCAAAATATTGGGCAATTACCAGTTAATTAGTTTTAATTGGATTGCCTGATAATGCTGATTCTCTTTGCTTTTCTATATATTGATCTAATATTTTTGTAAATTCTTTAAGAGATAAACCCGGTTTCATAACTAATGTCTCCGCAGCTACTTGTTGAACTACGGCAAAACCAAGTTCTACAGCTGTAGATACTACATTGGTAATAAGTCCGTAATTGGGGTTAGTTGGATCTGAAAAATCAGACATTGTACCTCCTTATTTTAGGGTATATTAAGAATATAATAGCGTGTTTAGCTATGTATATCAATGACTTATTGGAGGGATTTCGAGCTAGGACAGTAGTGATAGGTAGAGGGAGATTAATACCTGAGTACCACTACTGCCCCAGTCGAGGTCTAACATGTCTGCCTCCCTCTAGTGGTCGTGCAACCATCAAAAGGAGGACTAGTACTTTATAACTCTTCAGTTAAGATAGGCCCCGTTAAGGAGGAGATAGCCCCATAAGGAAGGCCGATACAGTCCTATCCAGCAGCAGATAATATTTACCGTGGCTCTAATACTGCAGTACCACGGTAGCATCCTATACTAGACTGGGCTGTTTTTAAACTATTTATAGTACTCGTGAAGACGATTAATAACATTTTGTAAGTTATTATCTATATAAGTTTCCTTCATATCCCACATACCCATAGGGCTCCTAATTCGCTCGTTAACAGTCTCTTTTGTTAACCTAGTCTGATAGACGTACTTAAAGCCAAGTGCCTTATCCTCCGCTGTAATAGTGTATGCTGAGGACTTAGCTACTTTGTCTTCTAATTTAGCCAATGGGATCTTTTTGGTAGATATTACTGTTGTAAAGAAGCTCTCAATACCTTGATTCATAAGTGATCCTTTGACCTTTACTAGGGTCTCATTGATCATTTCAGCTTCATTAAGAACATCAGAAGTATGAGCTAAGAAGACCACATTCTTCGTAGATTTAGCTACTATCTGAGACATTAGCATTTTCATGTACTGTGCATATTGTCCCCAAGCCTGCATAGTATTAGTTGAATTGATGACTTTAGTACTCTCATACATGTCCATTAGATATGTAAGTGTGTCTATGACAATTGTGTGTATCTCAGGCATCTTCTCTGCTTCAGTAAAGGCCTGATATACCATGTCTGGATCTGTAATAGTGAGTTCTTTAAATTTAGATCTAAATGGTAATTTCTTACCGTTCTCACAATTCAGGTACATAACTCCCTCAGGTTTATCTATAGCTAATAAGCTAGCGCTCTTACCTGAGCTAGATTTACCAGAAATCAGTACTAGGTGGTTATTGTTCATTAGTTAAGCCTCTTTTAGTTAATTCTTTACTGATTGATTTAATTGTACTATCCATAAATTGATCTTCTGGTAGTGGGACATCTAGGGAATTATTAAAACTTAATAACTTTTCTACAATTTCTCCTAATTGCATTTCTGCATCTACCATAACCATTCCATACCTATATAGATGGTTAGCTCTATTGCCTTTGGAAGTATGTGTTTTGAACCACCTTTCAATATTACCTACTCCCACAGCGCTGACCTGAGCTCTAGTTTCATCAGATCGTTTAGTTTCTGGTATGAACATTGTCGCATCTATGACAGTACCTTGGTTGTACTCGTAATGCCCTGGGTGTGAAGCCCACTTCCTTGCTATATCTTTAGCAGCTTCATCTACTGGGAATGGTAACCATTCAAATACATTAACCATGAACCTAGAGTACTCATTAGATGATAACTTTAGCCTGTGAGATATAGGTAGTATTAATCTAAATCGATTAATTTCTGGTGTATGTCGTTTAGTTGTAGATATTAAAAAAGCATAATCTTCTAGTAGAATTTTAACTGTAGAGATACTTATATCTCCATCACAGTCTAGAATTAGAAGATCAAATCCTGGGATAGCATTTTCACTTTTACGATGACCATTAACAAATCCATGAGCAGTGTAGTGATACCCTTTTGCAGTTGTTAACTTATGTAATTTATCAAATGGAGGGTGATCTACTTGATAGTCATGAGCTATGTCTGTACTAATCGCAGTTGTCAAACTATCTAGATCTGTTTCTATTAGAGTCTCACCTATAAAGAATTCAATATCATCAATTGACCTCTTTTTAATAATGATATTATTTTTATAACCAAATGACATTGCTAGTGTCATTAGATCTTTACGTTGTGTTTCAGATCCTTTATAGAAGGGTAACTCCTCAATTAACTCATGCTGAGTAACTTCATTATCACAATCAGCTAAGTAGTGAGCTAATCGTTCATAGGGCCCTTGCTTCCTCATCAGTAGATGGAAAGCTTCTCCAGAATCTTCAACTACACTAATAGCGTAGTCCAAGTGCTCCTTAGTTAGCTCTGTAGAGTTATCTGCAAAAGCATATGCTCCTGCTAATTTAAGTGCTTTGTAGTGTCTGTGAGACATCTCTGCCTTGTGCAGTGCCATATGATCTTTAAAGTCGTCTGCTGCTTCCTCACATTTCATTTGATATTCTATTAAGTAAATAGAA